GATATTTAAAGACCTTCCTACTTCTAATAAGTTAGTTCCGTCAGATTTAAAGATGATTATATCTTTAGCTGATGCAGTTGTTGTTAGTGTGGGTGCGGTTGCACCTGTGAATTTATATGCTGAATTGAATGTAAGTGTTCTGCTACCTGTTCCGTCTTGAATGATAGCTAGAGAATAAAATGCACCTGCTTGTTGATTGCTAGGTGCGTTTAAAGTTCTATTTCCTGCAAGGGTGACTTTGGCTACTTGTTGAGTAGATAAGTTCCAATCTATTGTTGCTCCGTCAGTTAATGTTTGTTCTGCAAAATATCCCTTCTTAGCAAATAAGATATTGCTATCGGATAGGGTTAAAACTGTTCCTGTTGCTGATGTAGATAAACCTGTAATAGTAATTGAACTATCTAACCAATCTACTGTGTTTGCTGAATAATCAATAGTGGCTAGTGATATGTTATCTGCTCCGTCATAGAATTTTAGTGTTGGATTGGTTGCATTAGTCGTATCTAACCAAATAGTACCTGCGACTGCTCCACTAGGTGTAGAACTTCCAGAATGTGTAGAATTAATTGCCGATAAGGCATTGTTCAAATCACTTCTAAAGGCAGGGAAACCTTGATTAGCGATGTTCATATCATGTTGTGCCATTTATTACCTTTTAATATCCTTTTGCTATGTAGTCAAATGTTTTACTTATTGCAGTGCCACCACTGTTTTTAAATGTTATATCAAACCCACTTGTTGATTTACTAGTTATTTCATAAAAATCACCTGTTGCCAACCCTTGTGCTGAAACACCAATCGCAGGTGTTGATATAAACACAGGACTGAAAGTTATGGACTTAGTTCCTGCACCAGATACAACATCATTTTCTGATATTAATCTTTGTGGCATATCAGCAGTCACAGATAATTGACTAACAATCGGCGTTGCTGAATTGTTTAAACTTTCCATAAACAATCTAAATTTAAAATATCTACCAGAATAATCACCTACATTGAAATTTCTAAATGATGTATAAGTCACATTATCATCTGATACTGCAATCTCTAAATGACTTGACGCATTAGCACTATCATCACCGTCAAAGTTAGACGCTTGGTCATCAAATAATCCTAGAATGTTATCAAATAATCTATCTCTATCAGTAGCAGTTTGCGTAATGTTTCCTGTTAATCTTGCGGTCTGAATACTTCCTAAATCAATTAAATTAGCAAATTCATAAGTTCCACTAGATACAACATTATCATTGGTTGTACCACCGTCAAAATTTCTTGAGGTTATGTCATCAAAATTATCTGTGGTATTGTCATCAAATTGTTCAATAGTATTTAAGATTAAAGTATTATCTACTGCAACAGTGTTATTTTTAACACCTGTAAAATTTGGGTGTTCTGTAGCAATTCCTGCATTTTGAAAATCACCAATAGATGTAATGTTAGTCGTAATGATTGCTTCATTAGATGAAAAATTACCAAGTTTATCTACTGCTTTTATTAGATAACTTCCTGTTCTAGCAGGTACGGTAATTGATGTTGCAGGTCTTGATACTCTTGAAACTAAAGTAAAACTATTCTGCCATTCTGGATTGACTGTTTCAGTAGTGAAATTGATAACATAATAATTAAGGTCGGCATCTGGGATGCTTTCCCAACTAAGATGTGCATCACTACCTACAATATTAATTGCAAAATCTTGAACATCACTAGGTGGCTCAATCTCACCCACAATATCTCTAGTGGCAGTGACTGATGTACTTTCAACACCAAGTGAATTTATTGCTTTTACTCTGACTGTATAATTATCACCAGATATAACATTCAAGACTCTATGAAATAAATCTACTGTACCTCTACTATGAACAATAAAATTACTATCATCAGTTCTTTTGTATTCTACTTGATATTCTCTAACAAATTGGTCTGGTGATGCACCAATCGTTATATTCATAGCCACAATAACTGTTCCGTCATTGTATTGGATAAGTTCATCATCAAGGGTTATTGAAGAAGGTGGTTGAACTGTAAATGGATCACTAAGATTTGTATCTCCAATAGTGGCTACTTCTGTCTTTTCGTCAAAGGTGTACCAAGCGTCTTGATGTTCTTGTAAAGATAGGGATGCAGTAAAATCTACATTTAATGTCATCCCACTTACTCTGAAGGGTTTGTTTGTCATTCCTAATAGAGATGAAGTGACATTTACAATATCTCCAATAGCTAAGTCTAATGCTTCATAATTAGCGGTTAATCCTAGTTTTAGATTGTTTCTGGATCTATTAAGGATGATCTTACCAAATTCTAAGGCTTGATAAGGTGATGTAATAGTATCTAAAGTCACATTACCTTCTTGTAAGAAACCACCATCAGAAGTTTTTAAGGTTTGGTGTTCTGCATCTGTTTCAGGATAAACAATAGAATCCGCTTGAAATGACTTTTCAGGATTGACAAAATTCACAACTACTCGGTTATATTTGTCATTCTTTCTTTCACTCTCTAACTTTATTCCGCCAATAATATTATCTTCATTAAGAGTAAATGTAGCAGTTCCAGTTGTTTCTATCAGCAGTTTAAATTTACCTTGAACATAAGGCAGCAATCCTCTCATGCCTTTCAATAATACTTTGACATTATCAAGGATCTTTTTATTCGTGTTTAAAACGGCATTACAATCAAAGAGATTAATATCTGATCCACCACTATAAGGAGTGACTTGAGTTTCTGCTATTTGAGATGCGGTGTAAAAACTAGATATATCTAAATCACTATCAGATATTCCTTTTCCATATCGTTCATTTCTGAGGAAATCTAATAGACACCATACTGGATTAGTAGAATAAACTCCTGTTGTTTCATTCCCACCACTATCAAAAGTAGATACTTTTTTACCCTGAACTTTGACTTTGATATTCGGAATACCAGAATATTTATCTGCATCCCAAGTTAATCTAAAAGCTATATATGCTAATCCTGATAATTTATGGTTGCTAGTCCAGTTTGTTAAGGTTGTCAGTAATGAAGCTGCTGCTTGTCCGTCTGTTCCGTAAAATGGTTGAATAACTATAGTAGATCCAAATTTACTATCATTAGATGTAATCTGTGTACCATCTGCGAATGATCCATCAAAAGTGACTACACTATCATTGACCTGAATTTCAGTAATAGCATTGATTTCACCCTCTGCTAAAACCATAGCGCCATAAAGGTAGGTATTATCTGTTCCTGATGTTTCTAAGAATACTCGTGTTCCGCCTATTAGACGCTCACCATAAATAACTGGTATTTGTGCGTTATTAGATTGTTTATTGAGTTGAGTACCTCTAATCTCCTCTACTTCTGGAATATCTGGTATCTCAGGAATGTCTATAAACCATGAAACTACCTTTTGTACTATATTTTGTACGGCTTTAACTACATTTGACATTATTACTAATCCTCATGGTTTTATTTATTGTTTCTTCCATTCTCAACCAAACTACTTCTTTATCATATCCTAGTTCGTTCCAAAAATGATTCTTTGCCCAATTAATCATATCTCTAATATTTTTTCTACAAAGGAAATCAGCAAAACAAAGATTATCTCCGCATTTCCAATTACTATAATCAATGATCCCATGATGTAAGAATTTAAACTTCATCAAATCATTTAATAATCCCCAATTCATAAACCCTATAATCTCTTTGTCCTTAAAGACCTTATACTGATTAAGGCTAATACTTGGCTCTAGGTGGTGATATAAAACTCGTCTTGAAGTATCTTTGTATCTGTCAAATGTTAAATAAAAATCAATAACATCTTCAATCACTTTCTACCCCAAGTTAATTCTTGAATTTGAAGTGCTGCAAACTCCATCCCTCTATCAGTAGGAAAGTATCTTTGTTGGCTACCTTCATTAGTTTTACGCCCTGCAATTCTACTAAAATCGGAAAAGTGAGAAGTACAGATCAGGGATATTATTCCTTTATCTGTATCTATTCTAAAACTCTCAATAAAACCTTTATCATAATTGTAGGTATCAATAAGCGTATCAGTGCTATTTAGTAATCCAATATCTATGCTTACTTCGTCATTCGCTACATTGTTATTTAAAACAATAGAAGTAAAAGCGCTATCTACTGCTGATAATTCTACAGTAAAATTAGATACATCTAGTTCTGCATTTTCTGCTTTATTCGTAATAGATAAAAAGTGACTACTCGCTGAATAGGTATTGGAATTATGAGTAATATCTTTGTAATGATTAGTTAGTCTTTGTGGAGTAGGGAATAATATTTCTAGTAAAATAATTGGCTTAATACTTTGAGTAGCCAGTTCATTTTTTAAAGCGGTAGATAATCCTCTAGCCATTAGAGAGCCTCTATAAAATCAACTTCAAATCTATATAAATCTAAATCCCCTGTATTGAATTGCTGCACATCATTTGTCAGTCTTACTGTAAATTCTACACCATCATAAGTGACTGCTGCATCATCAGCTATAGCACTTCTTAAAGGTGGCTCAATCGTCAGGGTTGCTGCTCCTGCTACTGCCGTTGCATCACTTACTACCATATAGACCTTTGTATCTCCTGCAAACTTAACAAAATCCCCTGCTTTCAATGTTCCAGTCATTCCATCTACATCAATGGTAGTATCTCCTGCACTATGTGATCCATTTACTAGGACTGTTCCTGATACATCACCTTTGGCGTTCTTTAAGTCTGGTAAGGCAATCTGGAATGTTTCTTTTTGTGATCTTTGTTTCATAATGAAAGCATAAACTGGAGCAAACTCTGATCTATTCATTGGCGGATAACTTGCGCTAAATTTAAATCTCTGCCCATCTACCTGAACTGCAAACATCTTTCCACTGTCTGTAGTGGTGGTGATTGTCTTTTGCTCAGATGAAAAACCTACTGATGAAAACTCTGGTGTTGTTGGATATGTACCTGCCATTAGATTAATGCTTCCTTCCCTTGACTGTTGAGTGCATCATTTATCACATTAACAATAGTGCTTCTACGCTTAATTAATAAATTATCAAATCCCTCTGTGTCATTAGCCATGATATTTACATTAACCACAGTTCCTCTATTTAATTGATCATTAGATACAATCGTTCCTGATTCTCTTGGGATAAACGCCTCACGCCCATTTTCTCCAACTGTGTACATTTGCCCTGCAAAAACCTGACCTCCATTTTGTCTAGGAAT